GTTGTAATTAGGGGAACGAAGCCACCACCACACCGCCGTGGACACGGCGGAATGATTATAGGCTACTCTACTATTACCGGCTTTGTAGTAATCGTATTGTGCCTGATAATTCTGTTCATAGCTATTTGCATAGCTTCTTGTTCCGAACACTTCAAATTCAGCAAGCAAGAACAAGTAATCGGTGGTGGCCGTTACATAAGTCTGAACATTGCCGCCACCGTTGGCGGTATTATCGGTGTACTTGGTCACGGGTTGCATAACCGCCCTCAAATCGGCGGGAAGCGCCGCCATCAAGCTATTCGCCAACGGGCTTGTGGGGGTGTTACTGTTGCCCAATACAGTTTTTCTCATGTGTGAAGCGTTCCAACCGCCGCTGTTCGTCTGACTGGTATTCATGCGGAAACCATCACCGGTGTTGCTATAATTGCTATCACACAAAGCAACTGCCGTGGAACCGATCTTCCCGATCTGGAAGTGAATCTTGTTCGCACCTTCCTTGGCGGAATTGTGGTTGAAGCCCAAAATAAAGGCGTTCACGGTCAAGTTGTTGAAAGTGTAATTCCTTACGGTGCCATTCAGAACGATGGATTTCACATCACCAACGGCCCAATAGTTGGCTCCCAAACCTGCGGAACTGACTTCCCGGATGGTTGCCCAACTGTTATCGTTCAGAACCTTGGTGGGCAATGTCACTTCAACGGAACAGGTCTTATTGGCCGGGGCCGTGTGATTGGTGCCAGCGGCCACGCTGACGGTGATTGTAGCGTTTCCTTTGGCCTTGGCGGTAACAGTTACCACCGAACCGGAAACACTCACAGAAGCCACCGTGGGGGCGCTGGAAGTGGCCGTAATCTTACCATCACCCGCCCTTGTCACGGTGATGGTGTCCGTGGTTTTTGCGGCGGTCAGTTTGATGGAAGTCTTATTCAAAGACAAACTACCAGCGGCCTTGGCAATGCTCCAAGCAACCGTTTTGGCCCCGGTGCTTCCATCAGCCCACTTGTAGTTCGTTTTCGGCGTGAAGGTGGCATTGTAGGAACCGGCGTTCGTGCCGCTGGTAGTTCCTCCAAGCGTCATTTTCCCACTGTCATAGTTGTTCCAAGTGGGGCTTTGGGCCGAACCGGTATAAGTAAGGCTGTTGCTCTGCGTGGGGATCGTCATGGTGGCGGCGTTGATCGTCCAAGTCACTTCCTTGGCGGTCTGCGTACCGTCTGCCCACTTATACCGCCCCTTGGGTGTGAAAGTGGCCGTGTAGGTTCCCGCATTGGTGCCGGTAGTCACGCCGCCCAAGGTCAGCGCATCGGGGTTATAAGCGTTCCAAGAAGGGCTTTGGGCCTGTCCGTTATAGGTCAGGGTGCCATTCTGCGAAGGAAGAACATTGATGGTATAGACGATACCGGACACAGCATCCAAGGCCGCATTTGCGGCATCCTGTGCGTTCTGTGCGGCTTCCACACAGGTTCCGATCTGGTTCAACAGATACGGGTGGGCGGTCTGATCAAGGTTGTGTTCGCTCACCTTGTTTTGGGCCGTACCTTTGGGATCATAGTTCATGTTGGGAAGCTGTTCGGCGGGAACCTTACCATCCACCAGATCAGCCTTCCCGGATTGACCTTTCTGAAGGGCTTCAACGGCATCCGCATTGGCCTTCATTTGGGTATCAATCTTATCCATGTTTTCATTCTGAACCCCTACATCATAAAATTCAGATTCAAGGGGTTTAGTCAGCTTGTAGTTGGTTGTTTTATTCGCCATTCTTCAAAACCTCGTTTCTCAACTGATTATGGGTATAGGCGGCAAGCTGGGCATGGGTGAACCGCCCAAGTTCCGCATGGGTGTTATAAAGCTGAAGCAAGGTCACAACCATGTTTTGGGGAACAACCCGGTTCAGCAAAGATTCAACATCATTGAAGTTGTTCTTTGCGGCCAACCCGATTTTCACAAGAAGCTGATAGGTGCCTTCTTCCACATCAGCGGAATAGTTTCCCTTCCCGCACAGCGTTTCAAGGATGTTCCGAAGCTGGGGCAAGGTGTACGGAAGTTCTTCATTGATCCGGGTCAGAATACGGAACCGGCGATCTTCAAGACTGTCCGTGCCTTTGGGGGTGATCCCCAAAATCTTTTCCCACCGGGAAAGGCCCATGTTTCCAGCGGTGGGAATGAACTGATTATCAAGAAGATCATCCGTGGTATTCCATGCCTTTTCAATTTCCGGCTGTTCGCTCCCCATGATCCCCTGAAACTCCGCATAATCACGAATGACATAGGGAAGATAATCAATCAGTTTGCGTTCCATGCTCCCGGCCCCCTTATCCGCTGATCACGATGGTTCCCGGCTCAATGGTTCCCAAAACCGGGATGTGGTCAAGGGTCAGGGTACAGTTCGCCGCTTCACCATTGATCTTGGTGTTGGCAATATCCAGAATACCGGTGATTCCCAACAGGCGGCTTTCCACCTGACTGATACGAACCACAAGGGCTTCATTCTGGTCTGCCCAACTTTGGGCCAGTTCCAAGAAGTAACCGTTGATTGCTTCCGTGACATAGGCGGAAACATCATCCCAACTCCATTCCCGCTGATAGTACAGATCGAAGGAAAGGTTGATGGTATCTTCACCCACACCTTCAACCCTCACCACATGGCCGATGGGGGCAATGCCCACGCCTTCACCGGCGTTCTGAAGGGGGTCAACTGCGGTCTGCACCTGATCCACAAGGGCTTCCGAAGGATTCTTGAAGGAACTGTTGATGATCACCAGCTTCACGGTTCCGCCCACGGTCAGCTTGCTATTGGCTCCCGCCGCATACACAGCATTCAACCACGCCTTGATTTCCTCGGACACACCGGAAAGGCCGCTGATCCAAGTGTCGGTTCCCGTGGGCGGGATCAGCTTGGCCGGGTTCAAATCGCTGTTCCAAACCCGATATACCTTCACACCGCCCACGCCGGGAATGGCGTTCACCTTTTCCAGATAATCCGCACGGTTGCCGCCGAAGGCTTGGGCGTTCAGGCTATCCATGTAACGCTGTCTGAAAACCTCGGTATCTTCTTCATCCTCACCGGGGATCACCACGGCGGAAATGGAACAGGTTTCAAGCCCGTCCACATACTCAATGGGAATCACCGTTCCGGTGTAGTCATTACCGGCTTCACCAGCGGTTTCACAGGTGATTTCATACTTACCACTTCCACGGTCAGCCGAAACATAATAGTTCAGTTCTCCGATGGAAAAGCGGGTGTTCATGGGAAGGTGCAAGGTGGTTGGTGTAATGCTCAACTGCAACACGGCGGGGCTTGCCGGTTGCGGTTTCAGCCCCCTTTCTGCCGCCCTCAAAATGAGATAAGGGCGGGTTGCGGTGTCCGCAAAGGTTTCATTCAGCACCGTATCAAGGGCAATATAAAGGTTCTGCAATTCCACGGCGGCGGGGGCGTCACCGCACCAAACCAATGAACCTTCACGGGTGTCCAAATTGCCATTGATGGAAAGCGCCTTCTGAAGCATCCGGGAAAGGATTGCTTCATAGGTCTGTGCTTCATACATCAGATTTCAACCCCCAATTCTGCATTGATTTCGCCAAAAATGCTGACCACCGTGAAGGTAGTCAGCACTTTCTTTTTGTTCACCGTAAATTCAAAGTTCTGAACCGCCGTGATCCTATCATCCTGAAGCAAGGCTTCACGAACCCGGCGTTCAATTTCGGGAATACAGTATTCCACATCTTTCCCGATCAGATTATGAAGTTCAACCCCATAATCCCAAGAATGGATCAACCATTCATAGCGTTCCGTGTTCAGGATCAGGAAAACCGCCTGTTCCACGGCTTGGATTTCATCAATGGTGCCGATGATGGTCAGGTTATCGTGGTTCATCCTGAAGGTACGGCTTGGAAGGGTTTCAATGGTGAAATCCTGTTTAATATCGTCCTGCACTTGCGGAATCATCATCAAGCCCCCTTTACTCGGTCAATGACCACGAATTTCTTTCCTTGCTGAACCCGGATCAGAAGCACCTTTTCACCGGCCTTCAAAGCGTTGTGAACCTTGAAGGTTTTCTTGCCAACATAGGCGTGTTTGTGGGCTTCATACGCCGCCGCACCAGAACCGCCGCCCTTGTCCTCGGTGGTGTGGTTTACCGTCATATCAACTTCAAAATCAGTCACATTCCGGGTCAGGATCAGCATTTTGGAAGTGTAGATGGATTTCTGATCCACCTGAATTTTCAAGGGCGAAGCGGAAAGGACAGTTCCAAACAGGATGTTCACCGGTTTCCCGGCTTCCACAGCTTCCACCGCCGCCCGTTTTACCACTTCAACAGGATTAGGCAATAAATTCACCCCCGATCAGGTCAAGTTCCATCATGTGTTCATCACCCCTGAAGGTATGGGTGACTTTGTTCACCACCATGTAATTGTTGGTGACAATATCGCCAAGGTTCAGGGCCACCACCACGGCGCTTCCAGCACGAACCCGCACATCACCGAAAGCGTTCTGAATGGTCAGCTTGCGGGTTTTCTGATCGTACAGCTTCAACAGGGCATCCGCCTTGGCGGAAGCGCCCGTTTTGGTCTGAACTTCTTCAAAATACTGAAGAACACCCCATTGGTTCATTTTCGCCCCGTCCTGTGCAATGAACAATTCCCGCTTACCGGTTTTTTCATCGTTATAGGCCAGTTTGATCTTGTTATAGGTCTGTTCATCAATGCTGGATTCATAGCTGAAGTTTTCCCCGGTTTCTTCATCAATCAGAAGGTTCAGCTTCATGGTATTGATGTTCTTCAGGGTCAGCTTCCCGGCATCGTCATACAGAACATAAAGCTGTTTGGTATTCATCAGGGTTTCATCAAGGGCGCTCTGGATCATATCAAACAGGGTTTGGTTTTCTTCCACGATGGTTTCAATGGTATAACCAGTATCTTCCACCGTGCCAAGGTTCAACCGGAAATCTGTTGCAATGCGCTTCAGAAGGTCAGAAGCCTTCAGCCCTTCTTCCGTGATGGTGTCCTTATTCTTTAAATAACGCAACTGATCATAGGCCACAACATCAATGGTGCCGCCCTTATCACGCTTTTTCTTGAACACAAACCCATAGAACATGGCGGTTCCGTTCACAGTCAGCTTCACCGGATCACCTTCAGCAAAGTTCAGCCCCGGCCCCTTGACAACGGTAAACTCCAACTTGCCGGGGGTTCCCTTGCGTTCCAAGGTCAGCCGTGCGCCTTCCTCGACAACAGGGAATTGAATGGTGCTGTTATGCTGGATGAACAATTCAACTGCCAAACGGAATCACCCCTTTCAGGAAGGCAAAGTAAGAACCTGACCGGGATAGATCAGGTTCGGGTTCTTGATTTTGTCCTTGTTCAGATTATAGATTTTCGTGTAATCGGCCCCGTTGCCCAACTGCTTCTTGGCAATGTTCCAAAGGCAATCACCAGATTTCACAGTATAGGTGGCGGCTTTCGGGGCCGTTGTGGTGGGCCGGGGTGCCGCCTTAACCGTTGCGGTGGCGGTTCCCCCGGAAGTCTTGGCCGGTTGCACGGTCACGGTCTTGGTGCCATAGGCTCTGTACTGTTTCAGGTTGATCTTCACCTTCACATCAAAGCCTTCACCGGCATCATCGGTAATTTCATAGGTTTCAAGGCCAACGGTCAAATTGGTGTAATGAAACATCCCACCACCGGGCTTCTGCCGGTTCAGGATGAATTGAAACGGGGTCTTGCTTACCTTCAGCCGTTCAAACAAGGACAGGTAATAGGCGGCGCTTTGTGCTCCACCATTGCTGAAGGGATAGGACACTTGGGGAAGAACCAATTCAAAGGACACATCCGAAAGGCCAGCGGCCTTCAGGATATTGATTTCTTCCCCGTTGATCAGGGTCATGGTCTTATTCTGGTTGTTGATCTTCACCGTCACCTTGGAAGGGGTGATGGGCATAAGCGTTCCCGCCATATACAGTTTATACGCCATTACTCATGCACCCCTTCTTCAGAAACTTCCAGCTTTTCAGCAAAGTCATTGGCCCAAGCATCCATGATCCCATCCAAATCAGCATCTTTGGAAATGTGGTTTTCATTGTGCTGTTCAACCTTGATTTCAGCGGTAGTGAACCGGTTGATTGCTTCACGCTCCGCAATGTCACGAAGATAGGCCAAATCTTCTTCAGCAATATCCAAGGCATCAGCGGTGGCCGCTGTGTTGGCGGCGGTGTCACCGGTGTTTCCATAGATTCCATCAAGGGTGTTGCTCAAATCGAAAGCCCCCATAGAATCCAAACCGGGAGCATCAAACATTCCGCCAATCTTATCATCAATCCCTTGGCCGAAGTCATACCCGGCATCCCAAGCCCCGGAATAGGTGGCCCGATAGTCGATGGTGGGGGCGTTTTTGTCCAAGGTGATTGCGTTTTCATTTTTGCCCCAAGAAGTAACCGCACTTTGAAGGCTTTCAAGGCCAGAAGTCCAGTCAGTTCCAAAAATAGCATCAATGATGGTGGTTACAACTTTACCAAGGTTCAGGAACCACCCGATGATTTGACCGATCAGGTTTGCCACGGCATCACCAAAGCTGTTGAAGCCGCCGTTGCACACATTCAGAATCCATTCCACGATTCCAAGGAACGGGGCCACAAAGATTGTCCAAATGGCCTGAATGATAGCGTTCAAAACGCCAATGGCACAGTTCAGCACAAATGCACCGGCCACGGCTACCACACCACAGATAATTCCAGTTGCGGAAATGGTGGAACCGGTCAGCTTATTGATTGCCGCCACAATCATATAAATGGCCGCAATCACGGCAATGATGATCAACAGAATCCAAGTCAGCGGACAGGCCAGCAAAGCGGCATTGAAGCCGTATTGGGCGGCTGTGGCGCTTGCCTTTGCCATTGCTTCCGCCTTCTCGGTAGCGGCAAGGGTAGTGTTTGCAACGGCGGCTTTGTACGCCTGAACCGCCGCAAGGCCCTTCTGCGCATTGCTGATAGCGGTGATTGCATTGTTGGCAATCAGATAGCCGTTATACAACAGCATTGCCGCCGCAATCCCCAAAACAAGGGGCTGAATAATCCCCCAATTATCCACGAACACAGAAGCAATGGCAATTAGAATATCCAGCGCCGAAGAAGCCACATTCGCAACAGCGGCAAGGCCATTGATCAGGCCGGTGGTCACTTTCTGGAACTTGGTGCTGTTTCCAATTTGGTTGATTTTGGTCAGGATCGGGGCAAACATAGAAAGGGCCTGATTCTTCATATCAACCCAAATCTGCGCCCAAGTCTTGGGCATGGAATCGAACTTTGCGTTGGTTTCGTCCGCCATAGCAAACATGGCGTTCTTCACCACTTCAGCCGTTACCTTGCCTTCCTGTGCAACCGTCTTAATGGAACCTTCCGCAATCCCCATATACTTTTCAATGGCTCTTGCGATACCCGGCGCACCGTCCAGAATAGAGTTCAGTTCTTCACCACGAAGCGCACCCGCCGCCATTGCCTGTGTAAGCTGGATCATGGCGTTGCTCTGTTCTTGGGCCGTAGCACCGCCAATAACAAACTGTTTGTTCACCTGTTCCATGAAGGCAATGACCTGATCCATATTGCCACCGAAGGCGTTACCGGCGTTCAGGCCAAGTTTCGCAACGGCGGAAGCGGTGTCAAAATAAGCGGATCGGGAACGCTGGGCGGAAGCCATAATCTTCTGTTCCAAGGCTTCAACGGAACCGCCATCATCCACAAGCAAATTCAATCGGGCTTTGGTGCTTGCCAATTCATCCGAAATGTTCAGCACCTTATTGATCCCGGCGATACCACCAGCGGCAACGGCAATTTTCTTGATGGTGGACAGAAGTCCATTGGCGGAATTGTTACCCCCACGAATGGAATTATTGAACTTTTGCTGTTCATTATTGGCGTTCCTGATATTTTCTTCAATGGCATCAAAGGCGGTTCCCGCTTTCGCCCATTCTTCACGGGCTTCCCGGATTGCCGCCGTGTCAACGGCTCTACCGGAAGCCTGTTGCATGGATTCAAAGGTGTTCAGCACAACACCCATAGCCTTGTGCATACTCTGAAGGGGGCTGGTAACACCATCATAAAGGGCAATAGCGGTTCGGATAGTTCCCACAGGGATCACCACCTTTCTTGGAGAATAGCCGGGGCCTTAATGGTGTCGGCCCCGGCGCTGTTTGCGTTCAATTTCCTTCTGCTTCTTCTTTTCAGCTTCCACCCGAACATCAATGGCCGCAATGATGAAGGCCCGTTCACGCCGGGGCAAAGCATAGAAGGCGGAAGGTGTTAAATGAAGTTCGTGAAGGCAATAGTAAGCAATGTTCGCTTCACTATCACCTTCACAAATCAGTTTTTTGCTTCATCAACCTCATCCTGCATGGTGGTATCGAAACCACACACTTCCTGAATCTTGGTCAGGTATTCGGCGTATTCGCCGGGGGTCAACATGGTTTTCAGAAGGGCATCAGCGCCCATAACCTTGTAGCTGTCCTGAAGTTCCTTATCATTCAGATTGGGGAACACGGTACAAGCCACGGCCAGCTTGCCAAGGTAAAGATCATAGTCGGTTTCCTTCTGATACTGGTTCTTCTTGCCGGGAACCGGAACACGCTTGGCACAGGACTTCCGAAGGGCTTCATCCTCGGTGCCGGTGATGGTCTTGATCTCCCAAGGAATGGGGTTGCCATCCTCACCCAAGAAGCGTTTAGAAGCAACAAACTTGATGTTCTCAACGGGAACGGCGTTTTCAGCCAAAAAAGCGGACAGGCTCATTGTTTTTTCCTCCTATATTTTGATACGAAAAAAGGCCCCGGCCCCTACCGAAGTAAGGCCGGGGCGCTCTGCTTACTGCATACCGGCCAAAAGGCTGAAGGTTTCGGGCATCTCGAAATCTTCAAAGGTGAAGTCCATATCTTCATCCAAGTATTCCGCATCAGCGTCAAACTTGGCAAGCAAGCCGCCGTCCATATTGCAATCCTTCAGGATCACGGTCTGACGGCCCACAGAAGAAGTGGGATCTTCATTTGTCACCTGAATGTCAAAATAGACATCCTCGCCGGTGTCCTTATAACGCTTCATCAGCTCACGGAAGATGGAAGTGTTATAGTGGAAGGTGGCGGAACCCGTACCCTTCCAGCCGGTGGCCTTATTGCCCTTGCCGGTCTTGCCCAAAATGGGAACTTCCGTTTTGTTCTTCTCAAATTTGGCTTCAAGGTTGATAGCCTGCATGAAGTTGTAACGGTTATCCCCGATGGTCACGAAACATTCAGCCAAGGAAGCGGAAACAGCATCCTTGGCGTTCATGATGGTTCTATCTGCCATGATGGTTGTACCTCCTTACTGAACATAGACGGTCATATAAAGCTGTTCCATAGCGTTCACGGGGGTCACATAGTCAGTAACCACCACGGATTTCTTGGTATCGCCCTTTTCAACCGTCACATTTTCGCCGCTGAAGTTCTCAATGGCCCGAATATCCTGAAGTTCCGTGTGGTGCTTCACAATATCGTTCCAAAGGGAAATCCGGCCAGCGGCATCATTGGGAACCTTGCCAAGATACTTCTTGCCGAACAGAACGGCAATATCATTGGCGATCTGATCCAAAACTCGGATCGTCTGGTTGCTGGAAAAGTCGCTGGACTTTTCATCCGTGATGGAAATGAAGCTGTTAATGTCGGTCAGGACACACACCGCTTCATCCACACGATGGAACATGAAGGAACCTTCCCTGATCCCGTTTTCAAGCTGGGTCTGCGTGAAATCGGTGTCCACATCGTATTCACCATCATAGGTCATGTTGGTGGCGCTCTTATTGACCGCCGTGCCGCCGATCACACCCGTAACCCAAGGGATCAGGGCGGTGGAAGTCTTGTCGGAAGTCAGGCCGTTCTTGACGCTCACAACGCCTTCATAGTCGGCCAGCTTGCGGAAAAGAACCACCTGAAACTTCTTGCCCACATCATCACGCATACGCTTTGCGAAAGCCGCAAACAGGGCGGTGATGGTGGCCTTGCTCTCGGTGCAACCCATAGCATTGAAAGTGTACGCTTCCGCCTGATCAAGATAGGTCTGATAGTCGGAATCGGCCACGGTGCCATTGGTGCCGCCCGTCAGGGGCAAGGAAGCGGTCAGGGAAAGGGTTCCGCTGGACTTCCAATCCACATAGGCATTGGCCTTCAGATCGGTGATAGCGGCCACACCTTCCTGAAGATCAACCTGAACGGTTCCCAAGAAGGTTGCCACATCGAACAGCGGCTTCTGTTCTGTGGTGTTCTCATTTGCCGTGATAACGGTACGAAGATCATTACCACGGGTGCCGGGGTATTTGGCCGTTGCGTAGGTGTTAGCCGCCTTCACGCCGCTGGTGCCAAGGCGGAAGAAGTGAACGGTTTTGGCGTGAAGGAAGATTTCACGCATAGGCTTCAGTTCATCCGCCGTGTACGCATAGCCGAAAATTTTCTGACTGTTCTTGATAAAGTCAGCCTGTTCCACCGTGAAAATCTTGCCTTCAGGCCCCCAATTCATAGCAAGGGGGATGGTGACAATGCCACGGTCAGAAAGGGTGGCGCTTGCCTGCGCCACAGAAATGAAGTTGATATATGCACCGGGCAGAACCTTGTTCTGCACCAAGAAGGTGCCGCCGCCAAGGGCCATATTATTTCACCTTACCTTTCATAAAGTCATTGATCAGCCCATCAATCTGATCGAAGGTGTATTCCTTCCCATCTTCCAAAAGGACAGACAGAAGATCACGCCGGTCAGCGTAACGCCTGAAGGTCAACACCCGTTCTTTGGGGAATACCACCGGGGCCGTGATGGTCGGTTCCTGTGCGGTGGCGGCTTTCTTTCTGGTAGCCATTCAATCACCCTTTCTTTGGCTCCACAGTAGTTTCCAAGGTTTCCATTGCGGTTTCCTCGGTTTCTCTGCGAAGTGTCAAATTGTAGTTCACGAAGAAGTGAAGAACCCCGTCTTGCACTTCATAACTCATGGAAGTTCCGTGAAGCACATCCCCATTGGGAAGGGTGATGAACTCCAAACATTCCATCAAATCCCCGGCCATAGTGAACAATTCAGCGTTGTTTCTCCCGCTGGTTGGGAAATAGTGAACATCCAGCGGGTTCCGGTTCATGAATCGGTTCTTCTGCAACGGGGAAATGTCAGGCTTCAGGACAGCAATGAAAAAACAGGGTTCCTTGAAGCCCTGTTCCACATCATTCTGATAGATTTTGTACCCGGCTCCAAAGGTGGCGTTCAGCTTCATGGAAACACCTTTGATGATTTCATTGATCAACTGAACACCCCCTTCAAAGCGTCATACAACATATCATTCAGAATGGACGGAACCAAAACCTTTACTTCCTGTTCGGAAATGGTCAGCATCAGTTTGCCCGGAACCCAACTTGCCTTCAGGGTCTTACCCAAGGCGGGAACATAGCGCCCCGGTGTTTGCCGGTGGCCGTATTCCACATAGGACGCATATTCCAAATTGTTGATAACGGTCACGGTGTACTGATCCCCATGTTTTTCAATGGGAAGAATCGTCCAAGCATCCCGCAAGGAACCGCCCCGATACCCGGCCCAATACTGTTCCCGGATAGCCCCGGAACGGGTGAGAAAGGTTCGGCTTTTCCCGCTTGCACCCTTTACCTTTACGGTCTTGGGTTCATCAAACTTGGGGGCCACACCAACCGGGGTTCTTTTCTTTACCTTGTTCCACAGGATTTGGGCAATTTCATTGGCGGCATCCCGGCAAAGCCGATCCATGTCAACTTCCGAAAGCTGTTGAAGGCGTTCATCCAGCTTCTTCAATTCCCGGTAATCACACCGGCCCCATCTTGCCATCAGGCCCACCCCCTGAAGGGTTCAAGCATGATTTCTTGATGGTTGGAGAAAACACCCGGTTCACCGGAACGGGAATAGGTGAAGGTTCGTTCCACATCGTTTGGCCGGGTGACAATGATCTTGCATCCTGCGGGAACCTTCACATCCGGGGAAAGGAACAGCTTCACCACCTGTTGGGCGGTTGCCACTTCATCCCCATTGGTTGAAGTTAATGTTTCAAAAGACAGCTTGCACGGCTGATTCTGAAGAAGCGGCTTTTCTTCAAAATCCGTCAGGTGGGTGGTGGGATCGGTGACTTCCTCACGGATGAAGATAGAACACCGATCCTGCCACAACCGTTCCAAAGCGGTTCGCACGGCCTTATTTACCATACCAACCGCCTATAACGGTAGATTTCACCAATGCGCCCGTTGATCAGATAATCAATCAGGCTGTTCAACCTCTGTTCAGGGGTTGAACTACCTTCACCAAGGGCAAAGGTAATGTTGGTGTCACCTTCCTGAATGGATTTCACCGCCGCCGCATCCAGATCAAACCCTTCAAGCTGTCCAGAACACTTCTTCATGTTCAGGTATTCGCCCACGGCCATAGAAACGGCCAGACTTTCCAACCCCTCCGGG